ACTATAAGTGCCACTGCTAGCGCCTCTAAGCATAATTCCTTGCGATGTAAAATCACCATCGACAACAACATCGGCATGAGATGTCTCACTTGTAATATACCCCTGAGTTGAATGGTCACCCCATCCGTAAGCTGTATTCCAATTAGAACTATTGTTGGTGGTAATACTATAAGTACCAGAGCCATCAGTTGTCATGAGTCCCGCTGTACTAAAGTCACCATCTACAAGTACATCAGCGTGAGATGTTTCAGAAGTTAAGTAACCAGCGGTTGAGTGGTCTCCCCAGCTATAAGAAGTGTCCCATTGACCTACTTTAGTATCGGTAATGGTATTACTACCCATGTCAATTATTTCACCATTAGCATCTAGTGTGCCTCCTAGTTGCGGAGTAGTATCATCTACAACTGCAGTTAATCCACCGCCTGCGCCTCCGCTATACTGAGGAATGTTTAGAGTATCCCCTACCAATGTAGCAGCGCCTGAGGATCCTGTTGTAGTTAAAGTAAGGCTGCCTTGTTTTGCATCTAATGCTGTTTGTAAATCTGTTTGATTAGATAGAGTCCCTGTAATAGCTCCCCAAGCTACTCCAGTAGTAATACTTAAGTCTCCGCTTCCAACTATTGATGCGCCATTTATACTTTTAATATTAGTCTGACTTACTAATGTATCTTGTTTTGCGTTTATTTGAGTCTGTATAGCCCCAGTTACGCCTGAAAGATATCCTAGTTGAGTTTCTGTTATAGAAGATACACCTACTTTACCAGATACGTTAGAGATTAATACTCTAGAGGCTGTTAAGTCTGCGCTAGTTATAGTACTGGCTCCTCCTGTTATAGTAGCTTGTTTAGCATCTAACTGAGTTTGTGCGTTAGAGCTTAAAGTGTTTATATATTGAAACTCAGTATTTGTTACGCTACCATTTGCTAGTTTTTCAACATTTATACCTGTGCCAAGTTTAGCATCACTAACAACTCCGTTATCAATGGTATAGGTAGTGCCTGATGCGCTTATAGTAATGTCTCCTTTGTCTCCGTCGGTTACTGTAGTTAAAGCGTCTAATAACGCCTTTAATTCTGTTATAGCATCTTGTACGTCTATTGCAGTTAATCCACTTACATTATTGTCGTAAGAAGATTCATTAGCATCATGAGAGTGGGTTATACCTGCTTTAGCATTTAGAGCATTTTGTAAGTCTATTTGCGTTGAAAGTGTACCTGTTATATCCCCCCATTCTAAACTTCCCCCAGATCCTGAAGCATTAGCTTTTTGTATAGCAAGTCCAAGAAGCCTAAGAGTCTTAACTCTGAAATTATAGCCCTCTAAAGGTTTCTTTTTTAGTTTATCTAATTTTAATAATAAAGCCTCTAATTCATTATACGCTTCTGCAGGAGTCATTATTTACTTGTTTTAAGTTTATTGGAGAGTCGCATTCTTTCTATGTCTCTTTTGAACTGTCTTTCCTTGTCTGCCTCTGTTGCTTTAGATGCTAGTTTTTTATCTGTAGAACTTCGTTTCTCTTCTACTTCTAGCTGCTTCATTTCATACTCTACTTCATCTTTTATAGCGTTTCTGTTGGTATCATTGTCTTTAGCTATCTGGATATTTTCTTTAATATCTAGTTCTCTATTCTTTAGATTCCAATCCATCTCATCTTTATACTGCTTGTATAATCTTTCTTTTTCAGCTTCTTCTTGTGCTGCTTCAATTTGACGAGCTTGAGATTCTTGTTGTTGTCTAGCGATTCTTTCAGAAGAGGCCTCTAGTTTTCTAACAAGATCTTGTGTAGATTCTCCAAGATGTATTGATACCATATCACTCATAGTAGCTTGTCCTGATTGTACAGCTGCCATTGATACTTGTTTTAATGTATCGTGTAGTGTTAGTTCTTTTCCTGAGTTAGCCACATATATATCCATATGAGACTCTGATATTTCAGAAAAGTCCTGTATCATTTCTAAACCTATTTCATCAAATACATACTGCCCACTCTGAGGGTATTTACTGTATAGGTACTTAGCTTTTTCTAATAGCAGTGTTAGTGCTCTTTTTTCAAACTCTGACTGCTTATAAAATAAAGGTTCTGTTATAGCAGAAGACTGCTGAAATCCTACTTGAGTAGCAGTAGCAGTTTCTGAAGGACTTATTTGAGCTTCTCTTTGTCTGTTTATTCCAGTGACTTTAGCCATCTGATCTTCAAGAGATAACATAATCTCAGTGTACAATCTAATATCCTGGTATGCCTGAGACTGTATAGCTGTAGCAGTTAGAGTATTAAATACCCCTGCGGATTTATTTTGTGATGGGCCTTTTAGTATTTCCTGGGTAGGATCTAAAGGCGCTAGTTTTTTCTTTATTGCGTAGTTAAGCCACTTTTCTGCATCCCATCCATGAGGCACCATAGATGCATTGTAGAATGTCATTGTTCCAAAGTTAGCGGCAATCTCTTGTTCTCTTTTCCAGTAAGCAATATCATAAGAGTAGTCAAGAGGTTTTATTACATCCATCAAGGAGTGTACCTGACCTTGGTTAGTATTGTAATACTGTCCTACAAAATTAGGGTTACCTTCTGATAGTTGATAAGGAGATCTAGACTGAAACTCAATAGGGCCCCAATCTACTAGTATATCGTCCTTAATTAAAGTAGCTTTGTACCATTCGTTTACCCAATACCAGCTACACTTTTCTCCTTTGTTTTCGTCTACTGGATATCCTTCTGGAATAATCATTTTTTGCTCTGAGCCATCTAGTGGATCATAGTAAGTTAGCTCTCCTATTTTTTTACGAGACCTCCAGTTAACATATGTAACTAATAAGTTACCATCGTTATCTACAAAGTTTCCTCCATACTGACTAATATTAGGAGGTACTATAGTTACGTTAGGTAAAGTGCTATCTGCGGCAGCTGCCATTAAACTATTATCTATGGCGCTGTATGGGTTTCTAGCTTTGCTTTTAGTATCTAGCCCTTCTTCTAATTCGTCTATTTCTTTAGGAGTTAGTTTATCGTAATAGCGATCTACTATCTGGCCTACTGACTTATAGTCAAACCATACTATAATATCAGAATCTTCTACTTTTTCTGAGTATCCAGATCCTAGTGTATAAAACTGTAAAGGGTTTACTTTTTCTATTAGCAGGTCTCTTCCTGTAATATCTATGTACATAACCTCTTCTCCGCATACTAGAGCATCTTCCCAGCATTGAGCAAATTTATATTTAAGGTCATTTCTTTGTACTTCTCTCTTTAATATCTTAGTAGCCGTCTGCTCTCTAATGTCTTGGTATTCGTATTTTAAGTACTTAGATAAGCTTTCTAGTTCTGCCTGTGCTGATCGTTCATCTAATGACTCAGACATTACCATATTTTGAACTTTACCTATAAGCAAGTTCTTTAAGTCTTTTTCTTTCTTATTTATTCCGTCTCTATCTTTAGAAGAAAGGAATACTTTAAAGTTTAAGGGGCGTTTTAGTTTCTCACCTATTAGTAGGTTTACATAAGCGTTACCTCTTCCAATGTGTTTAAAGGTATCTGGGAAAGTGTCGTCTTTTAATTTATGAGGGTTGCAAACTACTTCTACATCCTCTAAATTAATTTTATTTATCCTTAAGTTATAATTGGTTATTTTATTTCTAATTGATTTCCTAATATTGCTATTATTTTGAAAGATAGGCTCCGCTGCTGCTTTAGCACATTCCATTGCCCACTTTTCGTTCTTTTTAGCTTGAGGAATTTTTTGCCTAGGAAAACTTGAAATATAATTCGACATGTTTGCAAATTTAGGCAAAATTAAGTATAAGTTTTATTAATTACTTATTTTCACCGTAATCATATATAGTGGCTTTTACTACTCCTATTTCTGATTTATCAGCTCCTAATCCAAATTGTTTAAAGTAATTAGATGCAGTATAAACTTCTTGCTGTTTTTGGGAAGTAGTCTCTTCTTCTTTGTATAACGTATTGTCATACCACATTACCTGTATAAACGCAGATACTCTATCAAAGTTTCCTTTAGGATTCCATTTAATTAACTCTTCTAGCAGTCCTAATGATTTTATTTGATGTAACTGTAAAAGGGTATCCCCTTCTTTTAAAATCCTTAGTAAGTGAGATTTAATAAAGTTACGTCCTGTATCATTGACTCTAGTTGTAGCAGGTAGTCCTTTAGATGTGTTAGTGTTTATTCTATAGGTATCTCTGTTTCTAAGCTCCATAGGAGTTTCTGCTAATAGATGCGTTTGGTTTCTATTAGAGAAGTAAGTATACATTCCTAATAACGATTGCTCATACATAATACTGCAATTGTAGTATAGTGCTAATCTTCTAGATATTTCATAAGCTTCGTTAGGGTCTTCCCTTCTACCTGTAAACTCTGCTACTATTTTACCTGTCCATCTATCAAATACTAAAGCACAGAATAAAGAGTCTGTAGTAGACAGGGCCTTATCTACACTATCTACTCCTATTATGTATCTATTAAAAGGTATAATGTTTTGATCGTTAAGCTGTGGTTTTTCAAATAACTCTATAGCTCCTTTTTTAGAATAACCAGGAGGTAGTGGGTATTCTCTAATAGGTTTTAATTCTAAGTCTGTTTTCCATTCTAGTTTTCCTTCTGTGTAATTAAGGCTTCCTACATAGCTAGCGTCGCTTCCTTTATGGGGGTTAGCTAAAAGGTCTGCTAAATGATCTTTTAATAGTAAAGAAGGAAAGAAGTTATTTTCAGGATCTAAGAAAGCTTCAGAAGGTAGACGAGGTGCGTTTACTACTAGGGACTGATAAACTCTAGGGTCTGGGTTATTTTTAGCTTCTGTTCTTTCATACTGGAGCGCTATGTTAGCTTTATCTTGATCAGTTATAAACTCAGGTTTTATCTTATACTCATTCCTTGTCTTATCAATAGGAACAAAATATCCTATCTTACCTCTTTGTTCAAATATGTCTTCAAACTCTATGCAATTATAGTCGGCAGGATTTCTAAATATTTTTTCTGCATATTTTACAGCAGCCCCTTGAAATAAACCTCCTGTACCTAACATCCATATAACTAGGTTCTTATGTTCTTTAGATGTTTGAGATCCCATCATAGCACCTAAGGCATCTATAATATTAGTAAAGAATCCAATTTCATCTAATGCTGCAAGGTTAGGTCTACCTGCGTTACCTGCCATAGGATTATCCTTAAAGGTACGATGGTATAACTTAGAACCATGCTTAGAAGTTAAGTTATGGTTAGCTTGCCATGATCCCCTAAAGGAACATAGAAAGGGAGCAGGATACTTTACAGAGTCTCCCTTTACCCTAATACTTTCGCTTCCTTTCATGTGAGTCCATGCATATCTTACTTTGTCTAGTAACGGCACTGTGTACTTTGTATCAATAGCTCCTACTATAGTATCTGATACAGTATACATTCCTTTCTTAGCTTTTTCCAAGTAGACGTCGTAATCTGTGGCGCCTCCAAATAAAAAGTTATGAGATATTAAACCTGCAGTAGCAAATGACTTACCCCCACCTCTAGCCTGAATAGATATAAAGTTTTGTGAAGAGTTTTTGTATAAAGGCTTCCCTAAAGAGTTTCCGTGATTTTTTCTTAGATAATCCCTAGCTGGTACATATATCTTAGATGCTATTTCTTCTTCGGTTATTCTCTCAGTAAGAAGTGCTAGTTCTTTATTAGGGCCGTAATTTCTATCACATGTATATTTATCATCTTCTGTAAATCCAGAAAATCCTCTACACTCCTCATAGTAGTAAAATAGTTCCCAATCAATGTCTCTAAGGAATGGAGTACCTGGCGATAATCCTTTGGTAAAAGAATCTTCTATTTCTATATGATGCCAATTAACATAGTAGTACAAAGTGCCAGGCATCCATTTTCCTTGCTGCCAATAACCTTCTATGCATTTTCTTTTCTCTTCTTTAAAAAAGGTTAGCCTATCATAATACTGGGTAATAGGATGAAATGACGGTATATTTTTTATTAAGAAGTTTTCGTTACTTACCATTATAAGTATCCTTGGTCTGTAAGTGACTCATTATCAGGGCTAGCTACTATTGACTTTTCTTCTGCTAGCATTTTTTTAATCTTCTCGTAGTCTGCATACATCTTAGGAGTTGTAGAGTATGCCTTGTCTAATTGCTCTGCAGTACCTTTTTGTAATATAGGTTGACCTGTTCTAGAGTATTCATTATCTCCTGTCTTTGGATCTATTTTAAACTGATCAAAGTAATACTCTTGGTTCTTTAGGTAACTGTCTCTTTTATGCATTAACTCATTCCAAGCAGTTAAGGATTTTTCTGCTTGTGAGATTTGAGTGTCTTTAAATACCTCAATCATTGGCTGGTAGTCTTCCCAATTTAAAGTAGGCTCTTGTATAAAGTCGTCCTTAATACGGTCATACTTATTAGTTAGGTTATACCAGTTAGAGTTATGACACTCTGCTAAGGCGATCCCCCATAATATTTTAGAGCTTTTAGATTTATTCTTTGACTTATCTTTTTTATAGAACTCACTAAAAGGCATAAGTATTTTAAACTCAGGATATGAGTCCCAAAAATTTCTTTCAGTTTCAAAATCACTTATCATTCTTTAAAATATACTCGTTTCTTTTCTGTATCTTAGATGTTATAGGTATAAACTTACCAAACTTACTCAACATTATAACTGGGAAGGTATCCTGGAGGTACTCGTTTTGGGATGTAACTACTATCGACTTCTGTATCTTCGCTCTCGTCAAATGAAACTGTAGACTCCACAGCCTCAGGCTCTCTTCTGGGCTCAATTGGTATTTCTTCCCTATCTCTATTATCAGGTTCTTCTGCTTCGGACTTAGTACCATCTTCTTTATTGTTTTCTACAAATACAAAGTTTATCTTAATGTATGGGTTATTTATAGGATCTACTCGTAGTCCTTCAGTTATTGCTCTGTAAGGAGTCTTTTCTAAAATAGGATTACCTTGATATTCTTTTTTAGATAGGGCTGATAGAGTTAAGTTTATTTGGTTTTTATTCATCCCACTGTGTTGTTCTATTAACCCTTTACCTTCTTTTGAGAAAACGTATCCCCACCTTATATTTTCTTTAGCTCCTTCTGTTTCCTTGTAGATAGTAAGGATGGCGGATATTAATTTAATCTCGTTAGGAGTTAGATTAAAAAAAATATTCATGAACGTCAAGTACTGCTCATGTATTTTAGTTATGTTAGTGGGGATGTTGATTTCCATTAGTACACTGTTTTTTCGGTACTTAAAGTTAAATCGGTTTCTTCATGGAGACTCCCATCCTCAAAGAGTACTTGATAAAAAACAACAGGATTCTCTTTACTGTGCCTATATACTATAGCTGTTACAAGTCCTTTATCAGCTTCTCTGTATATTTTAGAGTAAACTACATCTCCTATATTGTATTTATTTTGCTTCGTAGTCAATTTGAATTTTTCCATTTTCAAAAATTATGCTTATTCTTTTGACGTCTTCTTTAATAAAGATTGATTTATTTAGTTCATAGTACCCTCTTTTTTCCTTAGGAAGTATAAACCCTTTATCTTCTATTTCTTTTACTGCTTGTTTTATTCTTATATCAGAGTAATCAAATTGACTTCTCCATTTAAAAGTATTTTTAAACAGATAGTCTTCGCCTCTAGATAACACTCTTAATACACTAACAGCACAAGGAGATATGTTAGTAAAAGAATAGAGGGTCTCTAAAAAACCCTCTATATCTTTATTACTGTTAAGTCTGCCATTTTTATTTAAACCTACAGTCATGTACCAAGTTAATATAATTACAAATATACTAATTAAATTAATCAGTAGCTTTATTTATCACTTTTTCTTTTAAAATCTCCATAAGTTTAATTTTAGCTTCTTCTTGTGTTTCTGCCTCGATATCGTAGCTGGCATCATCAATAGAGTTAGTAGCTTTAAATTTAGAGTCAGCTCCTTCGATAGTAAACTCATCTATATAGGGAGTAATTAAGTAAAACTTATTTTCTTCTAAGTTTAACCAAAGATTGCCCGTAGTAAATATCCAGTTCTTTGGATTATCCATTACTACCTGCTCTCGTTCTTGTTTAGGGTCTTGTGCCAAATGAGAGGTCAATACGTTTAGTATATGCTCTGTTTGGTTGAGTCTTTGCTGCATATAATCAGCTAATCCCTGCATGTCTTGGGTAAGATGCGCTACCTTAGCAGCCATCTCTTCGTTTTTAGTCGGTTTTTTAGGAGTTCTAAATCCTTTTTGTACAGTCATTATAAATATATATTAAGGTATTTCTTCTATGTCTTGATCTAACAATACTAGTTGATGTTCTATTACTTCCCCCATAGTAGAGTAAGTAGTCGTATATATAAGATCTATGTTTGCGAACACTACAAATA